GAAGACGACCATTCGGCTTTCACGCAGGGTGAGGCTCATGCCGCCTGACTCAGGATGAGCGACAAAAGCCACGCGAGGATGTTTCTCAAGGTCGGCCCAATAGTCGAGGGGCTCCTCGTCTGTCACGATGGTCGTGCCGTGCGTGACGTGCCAGCCACGCCCGTCGCACCGCACAACGTCCCACCCTTCTTTGCGGCAGAGGTTGGCGACACGATCCACGCTGCCAGTGAATCCGGCGAAGATAACGATGCGGCCAGTCTCCTCGCATTCCTCCAACAGACCGCGAACGATCTGATCCTTGGGGCAAGAAACTTCCTTCGTCACGCGAATCTTACGCGGCATCTCGCCCTTGCCCTCACACTTCGGACAAGAAACGCGACGCTTCTGTAGCGTGGCGAGTACCTCCGGGCTCAGCATATCGACCGCTTCGTAGGCGCGATCTTCGCCGAACCACTCCTCAACTTCCTTCGTCCCCTTACAATGCGTGCATGGAATGGTGCCGTCCACTGCATCGCGGTACAGGAATCCGTCGCTCAGTTCTCGAAGCCACGTCATTCCTGTGATCGTGTTCGGAGCAGCGGCGGCGAGCGATTGTGCGACCCGTATCGTGCTTGCACTCGGTGGGCAAGTGACTGTGCGGTAGGTCTTCTCAGGTAGCTCGACGCAGTCTTTCAGCTGCTTAACAATGACGAGCCCTTTTAGGCGGTCGTTCAGGTAGGCAACTTCATTGACGCTCGGCTCATAGAGGTGGTCTGTCGCATCGTGTGCGAGTTGGCCGCAATGTTTGCACTTGTGCTCGTCGTCCTTCCAACCGATCCGGGCCTTGAAGACCCCTGCGTCGTATTCCTTATCAGCGAGGAATGCCAGTCGGGACTCCATTGCCTTCGGCGAACCTTCCTTGAGAAAACCAGGCCAGGCGATCTCGCACGGAGCCCACCAATCGACGGGCGACTTCGGTGCCGGGGTGCCGGACATCTCGATGACGTAACCCTCGAACCCGTACAACTCGCGGACCTTGTCGGCAATCGCCATCATGGCCTGCGTGCGTTGCGATGTTGCGCCTTTGCAACGGCTAATCTCGTCACCAACGACGCCCTGGGGAACCGGTGTATTCGGCTCCCACTCCTCCATGATGCGGACGAGGGCTTCGTAGGTCATCATCTCGATATTGATAGACGGGTCCATGTTCCAGATTCGGAACTCGCGTCGCATGTTGGGAAGCGATGTTTTTGGGCCGATCCACCACCACGTCTTGATGCCGGAACGTTCCATGACCTCTTGCGCGGCCAATGTTTTGCCACTTCGCATTTCGGCGGCCATGATGCCGTAGTGATAGGTCAAGAAGTGGTCGGCCAAGTCCTTCTGGTGCTGCATCAACGGCCTAGTGTACTCATGCTTCTCAACCTCGCGGTCGAACCACGCATACACGTCCTCGCCCATCAGGTAGGCCAGTTGGAATCGGTTCCGCTGACAATCGGCGACGGACCAAATCTTGCGCGGATTATCAGTGTCGAAACCTAGCCATTTCGAGCCCGTCATCGCCTTGATTTCGTCCTTCAAAGCGAACGGGGACTTCAGAAAATAGATGCGACCGTCTTTGTACTCCAACGTGGCCGCCGAACGCACGAGTGTTCCGCCTGATGTGCGATGAATCAGCTTGACTTCTTGAACGCTCATACATGCCTCCACGTTCGCCGTGTTCGGACACCTTCGATCGTGCGCCTCGCAACACCGAACCAATTAGCGACCTCCACATCTGACAAGCTGGACGCACGTATGGCACGCGCATCTTTAACCGTCAAACGGGCACGGCCGTTCTTTTCACCGACGAAGGCACGCCCTTCCCTCACTGCCTGCTGCAAATTATCGCTGCACGTGCCAGCGTACAGATGCGATGGGTTGCAACAACGCGGATTGTTGCACCGGTGGCACGCTAACAACTCACCGGGGTCTGCCCCTGTGGCCAGAAACAGCGCGACTCGCGCCGCCTTGTACCTATGTCCGCGCAACCGAAACGGTGGGTATCCGTCCTTATCAACATGCTCCAACCAGCACCAGCAGTCCTTCGGTCCACGCACTGACACTTTCGACCAGAACTTTGCAAAATCGCGGGCTGTGAACGCAGGGAGCGGAATGTGCTTCATCGCTTATACGTGAGATAACGTGTCTTGTCAGGTAGTGTGTGACTGTCGTAGTCTTTGCACATGCTCGCGTCGAATAGACTCATCAGGTGGTTGAAGAACGCGCGAACAGTGTGTGCGCGTTCTCTCGCCGACCCTGATTTCACAGCATCCCGCCACTGCTGTTGCGTGCCTGTAATAACAGCTAACTGCACGCCACGTTCCGTCGTGTCTTGCGCAACGAATGGCATCCCGCACACCGATAAGATGTCGAGCATGTCGTGGTCGTCTGCGATCACCAACACGCTGTACGACACATGGGCCGTGAGATTCGGCGTCACGTTCTCATGCTTCATCTCAGCCAGGCACGCAAGAAACCGCTCGGCGTCTGACCGCTCGACGGGGCAGGCGTCGATCTTCGCGCTCGGCGAGAACCCCAAGGCTTGTTGCGCCAATGCCAAGAACGTGCCAAAATCAACGCTCGGCTGCTGAATAATCAGGCCATTCGCACTCATTCAACGACCTCAACGCAGATGGGATTGGTGCGTGAGATCGGTGTCTGTTCGGCATCCGCGAGCATGCACGCATGGACCTTCGCCTGGTCACTAATTGCAGTTCCCTGCGAACGCAGATACTCCAAGAGATGCTCTTGGCGCAGCAAGAATGTTCGGCGCTTCATCCGCGCGGTCATGCTCGGGATTGTCGGCATCAACGTCTCCAAGAAAAGCGCGCCGGCAGGGTTGCGATTCCTGGCCCAAAGGGCGTGAGGCACACCCGGCGCTATGCTCTGTCACCAGAGGTAATGCCCAACCAACGCTGGGCGGTTACTTTTTACGCAGTGAGACCGCTGCTGTCCGCACGTCACCGGGGTCTTACCGGGCCCGCTTGGTCTTCGGTTCCTCGACTTTTTCCACCCCTTCCGACTTGATAGTAAGAAATCGCTGGATTTCCTTCACGACGACATCAGTCGCAGGCATCTTGATCGGAGCCGAGCACTCCAGGACGGCCGGCACGTGCCAAGTCTGTCCTTTGGTGTTCTCGGCAACGCGGACCTTGAGCGTCAGCGGCGCAGGTCCATGTGGTACGAGGCCGGTAACGTCCTGGTCGTTGGCAGCACGCCGGTCGATGTCCGCCTGCGTCAAATTCATAAAGGGGACAACATTCTTGGCTTCCGGGCGACTCGACTTGTTGCCAAACCAGATTTCGAGGAACTGTCGCGTGGAACGTTCGTAGGTGAGGTAGCTTATTCCATGCTGGCAGCCGCTGTCCTTCTCCAACGACTTCGCCTGAATCTGTTTGAAGGCGCTGCTCGTCTCATCGTAGGACACGATGACGGCCGACTTGTCGCTCGAGTCCATCGCCTTCGGGCGCCGTGCCAAGGGGATAACGTCGATAGCCTCACCGAGATCGGTGATGTCGTCGTCCTTGCTAGCACCGGGGATGCCCCAGTGGCCGGGACGAATCTTGCCGCGATCAATGTCCGGTCCCTTGGTGTACAGTTTTGCAAACTTCAAGAAGTCGGCACCCTTGGCCAACTCGTCGAAAGCGGCGTCGCTGCCCAGTTGACACGAAGGGAGTTGCGTGAGATCAAGTACAGCCATTTCGTTTGTCATGTGATGTGTTCCTCAGTTGAAATGTGTTTGAACCCATCAATACCATAGGGAAAAACACGCCATTTAGGCCAAGCAACATGGCCTAAAAGTGACAATTTTCCCTATGGTATTGGTGACGCTTCACCTGTGGACGTGCGCTACCATGCCAAAACTGTCAACTTCTCTTGCTGCCTTTCTGGGTGCGCGCAGAACGGTGGCCAACGCCGACCTAATTGACCGCTGGTCCATCAGCATGGAGACACAGATCAATGTGTCTTCCGAAGGTGGCACGTCGGTCGATGGAAAGCGTGGAACCTACACGGACGGCATCAATGAATGGTTCCAGATACGTATTCCTCACGGGGCCAACAGCGAACCAGAGTGGAAAGACTTTGAACTAAGATGGCCTCTTGACCTCCATGTGGAGGGCATAGGCGTCACAGGCTGGAACTGGACGGAACGAAGGTCCATATTTGTTGGATTTGACGTTGATAGCATCACCGGCCACGCGGCAGGGGTCGGTATAACTGATGCAGACCTTACGGCTGTCAAAAACGCTGTTCAATCGCTCCCCTACGTGGAAGTTCGACGCAGCACGAGCGGGGCCGGGCTCCATCTCTATTGCCACTTAGATGGCGTCCCGACCGCCAACCACACCGAACACGCCGCCCTGGCTCGCTGCATCCTTGGCATGATGAGCAGCGACTGCAACTTCGACTTTGCCAGCCGGATCGACGCCTGCGGCGGCAACATGTGGATACACCACACCAAAGCTACGGGCACATCGGGCTTTGAGCTTATCAAGGCTGCCACAAAGACGCTTACGGCCAGTGATCTGCCTACGAATTGGCGTGACCATATTGCTGTCGTCACACGGCAACGCACCCGCATCAAGATTGACGGCATCGCCGACAACGACCCGTTCGATGCCCTCGCATCGAGTCGAAGGCGTGTGCCGCTCGACGCCACACACAAGGCGATTATTGATGAACTCAGCCGCAGCGGCTTCTCTACAGTGTGGATTCCTGAGCATCACCTTCTGCAAACGCACACCAAAGCGCTCGCCGACCTGTCGGGATACAAGGGTGTCTTCCAGACCAGTTCCGAAGGTCGGAATCCTGGAACCTGCAACTGTTTCGCCTTCCCGCTCGACAACGGCGCGTGGCGCGTCTATCGGTTCTCGCCCGGAACAGCCGAGGCTGAGACGTGGGAGCAAGACGGCAACGGCTGGACGAATTGCTGCTTCAACAAAGCCCCTGATCTTCACATAGCTGCCCGAGCGGCAGGTGGCATTGAAGCGTCGAACAATGGCGGCTTTGTGTTCAAAACCGCGATTGAGGCCGTCGAAGCGGTGCGCACCCTCGGACAGGAATTGCAGATTCCCGAACAATTGCAGGACCGTGAGGTCAAACTCAAAGCACAGAAAGACGGCCGAGTTGTCCTGAGTGTGCCAAAAGAGAAAGACGAAGCCGTCCCGGAAGGCTGGCTGCATGAGAGAGGCCGTCTTACTCGCGTCCTGAGCATCCAAGCTGAGATTCGGGCGCAAGTCAGCGAAGAGAGCTACTCCGAATACGACAAGATCGTTCGGTCACTCGTCTCCACGGCCAACAAGCACATCGGCTTTGTCGTCCGCGATGTGAACGGAACCTGGGTCGAGCATCCGAAAGACAACGCCAAGCACGTCTTGATGAAGCTGGGCAACACCAAGCCGGACGCGGAAGTCATCCTCGGCGGAGCGTGCTACGAGTCATGGAAACTTGTCAACCTGCCCTTCCAACCCGAGTATCCAGGCAACCGCCAGTGGAACCGAGATTCCGCTCAGTATAGCTGTGCGCCCTCCGCTGAGCCGGGCGACCACCCACACTGGGACATGATCCTAAAACACTGCTTCGGCGATCTCGACGAATCCCTCGAAAAGTTACCGTGGGCTGCGCGAAACAATGTCAGAACGGGAGCCGAGTACGGGCTCTTATGGATGGCGTGCCTTTTGCGTGAACCGTTCCATCCGCTGCCATATCTGTTCTTCTACGGTGACGAGAACTGCGGCAAGAGCACGTTCCACGAATGCTTCGTGTTCCTGATGACGCGGGGCGTCACGTGCGCGAATTGTGCCTTGACCAGCCAGGGCAACTTCAACGGCGAATTGGCGGGAATGATCCTGGCCTACGTCGAAGAACTGGACATCTCCAAGACACCTGGCGCAATGGCGAAGATCAAGGACTGGGTTCTGAGTCCCACGCTGTTGCTCCGCAAGATGCGGACTGACGCCTTCACACTCCCTAACACGCTGCACTTCGTTCAAGTAGCCAACAATCCAACCTTTTGCCCAATCTTCCCTGGCGACACCCGGATCACGATGATCTTTGTCCCGCCGTTGGTGGAAGGTGAAGAGATTCCCCGCGACGATCTGCACGCCTTTCTACGCCAAGAAGCATCGTACTTCTTGCGGACTCTGTTGGAGTTGCCGCTGCCAAGTACAGACGGACACTTACACATTCCTATCGTCACCACGGCGAACAAGACCCGAGTACAGGAGACACGACGGGACATGTTGGCCCAATTCGTTTCAACGGTCTGCTATTCAGTGAACGGTTCTTCGATCCCGTTCGTGGAGTTCTCCGAGAAGTTTATGAAATGGCTTCCGGGTGAAGAACACGGCCTTTGGAGTGCTAGTCGGCTGGGGCGTGAGTTGCCGTTGTTGTACCCGTTCGGACTGGATGAGAAGGGCACACGCGCAGTGGGCAATCTCTCCTGGAAGCCGTCGCAATCATCTGCACACCCCGTGGTGGCCATCAATGGGAGACTGCAATGACCGGCTTCAGACCATTAGCTGACGCCGACCTACGGATGCTTGCGGCGTATCTTGTTGGAACTAACATGGCCCTCTGGATCGGGCTAAGCGAATGTGGCTTCTGGCCGTGCCGTTATGGCAAGCACTGGCTATTAAATCGGCTGCGAGACGGGACACATTTGATCCGCGACGGCCGAAGGTGGCGGTATGAAAGCGATTGAACTGACCCAAGGCAAGTACGCACTCGTCGATGACCTCGACTACGAGTACCTGATGCAATGGAAGTGGCGTTACCTGCAAAGCCGCCATGTAAATGGCTACGCGGCAAGATATTACTACATCGGGAGCGGACACGCGACGCGAATTCATAAAGTAGTCCTAATGCACCGCGTCATTGCCACGCGCATGGGCTTGGATATTACGGGCCAGCAAATTGACCACAAGAATGCCAACGACCCGGATAACAAACTCAACAACCAACGCAGCAACCTACGAGTGGCCACAAACGGACAAAATGGTGCCAACCAAACTCTCCGACGCCACAACACCACAGGGTACAAAGGTGTGTATCAACACGACGCCCGATGGCAAGCACGCATCCGCGCCGCTGGCCAGTACCATTATCTCGGAACGTACGGCACACCCGAAGAAGCAGCCCGAGCGTATGACATGGCCGCAACGGCATTCTTCTGCACCTTCGCGCACACTAACTTTCCAGTTGGACTTTGAATTCATAGAGGAGGCATCCAATGAGCAAGTTTGATATGGCTGACGGTGGCACGAAACAATCCTTCGGAGACGGCCGTGCTATACGAGATACAGCCGAAGACAAGCCCCGCCCCGACCTGATCTCGCCCTTTGCTGAAGATCGCCAGGGACACTGGCTTCGCATGGGTGCGGCCAAGTACGCCGAGCGGAATTGGGAGAAGGGTATGCCATTCTCGCGTTGCGTAGCGTCACTCAGACGGCACGTGATGAAGTATCAACAGGGCCTACGCGACGAAGATCATCTGGCTGCGATCATGTTCAACGCGATGGCGCTGATCCATTACGAAGAAATGATCGAACGTGGCGTGCTGCCGGCCGAGTTGAACGACATGCCAAACTACCAGCGTGTCGCCAAAGCCGCCCTGCAACTCGTGCGGAAACCCCGCGTCAAGACGACGAAGAAGGGCAAGAAGAAACCGGCCCGGAAACTTGCCCGGAAACTGACGAAGGTCCGACAATGAAACACCTGTACGGCAACATACTCGCCTCAATTGACGTGGAGACGACAGGTACACTGCCACGCACCCACGAAATGGTGCAGCTTGCGGTTGTCCTCTTGGACAGCACGTTACGCCCGAACGGACTCGCTTTCAGTGCCTACATCCGCCCGGAGCACACCGAACGGCTTGACCCGAAAGCGTTCGAGATAAACGGCCTGACGCTGGAAATGCTGGCCGATGCGCCGTCTGCGTGCCGTGCTATTGATCTGTTCGACGAGTGGTTCTCGACGCTGCCGCTGCCGACAGGCGGTAAACTGGTTCCCCTCTCGCACAATTGGACCTTCGAGTACGGGTTCCTTACTGCGTGGCTTGGTGACGCGGGGCGCGACCACTATTTCCATTACCACGCGCGCGACGCCATGATCCTTGCGTTATCAATCAAGGATCAGTTGGCCCTGCGCGGACAGGAGGCCCCATTCGAGAGCGTCGCGCTAACGAATCTCTGCAAGGTCTACGGCGTCGTGAACACGATGCCCCACGACGCGCTGGCGGATGCGCTAGCCGAAGCAGAACTTTACCGAAGAATGCTCAATGGAAACACCTAGCAACCCTCGCCGAATATTCACGTGGGCCGAGGCCGTCGCTGATTGGGTCGAGAAGGGGCGACCTGTACGAACCGACCTCGTTGTTGGCCAAATCTTCCGCACCTATTGCAGCAAATGCAGTTGGCATGACCCAAAGCGAAAACTTTGCAAAGGCTGCGGCTGCAAAGTCGGTCAGTCAGCTTGGGCGGTACTGAACAAGATCAAGATGGCGACGCAGCACTGTCCTCGCCGCAAGTGGTAGGTCGGCGATTCTATCCCGCACCGGCTTGAGTCAGGAGTGATGGTAATGGCGTTCACGTTGGGCGATTGGAATGACATCCTGAATAGGATCAATGCGTTAATCGCCAATAATGGCCTAAGTGCTACACCTTTGCCGCTTGTCGTAGGCCAGCACCGTTGGAGTGTCACCGATATTGTCGCAGCGCGCAACAAGCTGACTGAGATCGGCAGCACTCTGATCTTCGTCGCACCGTTGGTCAAATGGACACAGGTCATAATCGACGAGTTGAACGAGGCTATCGACGGCTTCTATCTGCTGCAAGCATTTGTACTCAGCTTTACACACCGATTTGATGTTGTGGTCAACATTAACTTTAAGTACCCTGGCTGGGGTGGAGGCTATGGCGTACCCGGCACCACGTACGCTGCCACGTGTTCGTCTGTTGTCGGCGTGGCTGACTTCCTTGTCAATTTGACTGCCCCGAATCCTTATCCTGGATACTACACCCCAATCGGGAGCGTTTCTATTCTCGAAACACTCCAACCCATCCCGCCAGGCATTATTGCGCCCGTCGGCCGGACAAATCTCGTCTACCGGGGGACGGTTGACACGCGGGATTTTCCAATCACGGTGCAAGGCACGATTGACATGGATGCTCGACCAACGTACTCCCGGTATTGGTATGGGTATGGCGACATTGGCTACGATTGGGCCTACTACATCAACCAATACGCCAGTTCACTATTTGCTACATACACTCCAGCCTGGTGGGGTACACCGCTCACCTACAGCATCCGGCACGTCTAGGCGACCGTCAGATTGGCGGTGGCTGCAAGAACGCCGTCCCGGCACCAAACTTCTCGGTCTCCTCATCATACTTGAAGTCGAACGGCGCAACCTGAGTTCCGTCTGATACTTCCACGTCAGATGCAAGCGTCAGCTTGTGTTCCTCTGTGACCGACTTGATGAGGCTCCCCAATGTCGCGGTTCGCTCACCATCGGTCACGCGCGTTGACAACGTCAGTATCGGATCGGTCAACTCCGAAGTGGCGAATGTCGAGGCCAGATCAACGAAGGGCGTCTTCAACGGCGTGATTGGCGGCGTGCAGAGTGTTCTAAGGTTTAGCACTGGTTTGTCCATGTTTACCCCTCCCCCCAGAAGAAAGCGCACTCCACGTCCGTGCCCGCAAGTACGGGCACCAGGCACTCGAAATGGATGCAGTTATTCGCGGAATCGTAACGTGCTGTCTCGACCAGTGCGAGGACAGGCGTTGATGCGACGTATGGCTGTTGGAAGTCCAACGTTACTGCATCAAACGTCTCCAAATTCAACTTGTTAAGCGGTGTCGTGAACTTCACCCGCTTCCACGTATTGGACATCCGATTAAGCCGGAACCGGGCGCACGCCTCAACCGCTGCATCTGTATTGAAGATGTAGAAATTGTACCCCGACGCATGGTAGCCATAGCGGTCTACGTTGTTTCGCAAGAGAAGTGAGTACGCAGGATGGTTCAATGTGCCTGGATCATTGCCCGTGACCCACTGATCGACGTAGGTGACGCCATTCCACACCTTCTCATAGACACGCTCCAAGTCCGGTTTCGGCAACCGGGACCATGTGACCTTCATCTTCGTGACCAATGATTCAGTCTCCGTCACCTCCACGATGATTCCGGGCTCCGCAAGAATGTCACTCTCCGTGATAGTATCGACCGATGTCGGGCGTTGCGGCAAGTACGTGATGTAGACCACCCGATTCTTGACTGTCAACTGGCAGCACGCTTGGAAGGCGATGTCACGCAGCACATCCAGGACACCTCGCGTGGAGTTAAGCGCGAAATTGGCCGGGTACGGAACCGTACACGCCGCGAAGCTCGCGGCATCGACAGCCAAGTCGCTATAGTTCTCGATGATCCACTGTAGGATGCTCGTTACGGACGGGCCGATCGTTGACGTGAACGACACGTACAGGTCGTCACTCCAATGTTCACCGGATAATGTACTGAGCAACACTGGAATCGTCACCAACGTCGCTGTTACCGGGCCGGCTTGGCAGGTTGACACTTGGTAGCTCGGTACATCACGCAAAACTGGTATCCCGTCTACAGTACACATGGCTTTGACTGCTGTGACGACGCCAGGAGTCAACGACACGGCATAGACAGGTGGCGTGGCACTTGTGATCTGCGCGCTAGCGCCAGCCGCTATCCACAGATGCTGCAAAATCGGCTCGTAGTTGCTTGTCGTCGGGTTTCCGGTAACAACGGTAGTCTGGCGTTGTGTTGTTAATGTGGTCCAAAGCCGCCCGTCGTGGCTTGCGGGGACTCGCGCCGACCAAGACCACGTATCCCACACCTGATTCCTTTTTCCGCCGGGGATTGTCGCTTGGATGTAATCACCTGCGCCCTCGATCAGGTCGGATGTTGCGTTCAAAGAAGTAGGTGCCGGCGTCAGTACACGCAAGACGGTCCAAGTCCGATTAGGGTAGGTTACAGGCGCGTCCGTTCTCCATTGGCCGTAAGTCAAGATGTCCTGAAGCGCCGTCCCATACACAGGATCGGCATACATAGTATCCGTCGTAAACTCGTACCCAAGTTCCCCGTTCATCACTGTGCCGTCAAGCATTTTCTCGGCGGCGATGCGTAGGTTAGTGGGGTCAATCGAATGGAAAGAATCCTTCGGAGCTAGCCGCCAGTACGTGATGTCCTGCGGATGCACCGTTCGATTATTCGTCAACTCGTTATACTTTCCTTGGGCGACTTCCTCAAGGTAGCTACTTTGCCGTGAGTCAATATGCAGCCAGTCACCGACCATACGCCCATAGAAGATGCAGCCATTGATGTTGGCGACAACGCTTCCCTGCGGAAACGCCTCGCCGCCGTGAATCTGCACCGGATTTGTGCCGTACCCCAACCGATGTGCCTCATCGAGTTGAATCTGGCGGTTGGCCAGCGTCATCTTGTGGTTAGCTTCCCACTCAATTTGTGTGTTAATCAACTCTACCGCTAGGCGGGTCCACTGCTGCGTATAGGAATTGAATATCCGAGTGTAATTCGCGGCCGCCTGCTGGAACATTTGTCCCACGGCACGCTGGGCATTGACATCTGTCGTGCCCATGTACGCTTCGAGCAAGTCGGTGTCCAACGTGACTGGAGTCGCACCAGACCATGTGTACGACATGGCCGCACTGATGCCGGCGCTGCTGTAGGTATCGGCCAACTGTTTCAAGAAATCCATCTGCGACAGTGTTTTGTACGCACTGAGGACGAACTCGATTCCAGGTTCGTCAGGCGCCGTCAGCATCAACTCTTCGCCGCCCAGCACACCCACCGGTTGCAATATGGTTCCCGACACAGGTAGTTGAAGCCGGACAGCCTTGTTCTCGTCAACGTGCCCGAATACCATTGGCCATGCCTCGTTCAGACCAACATCAGGCACCACCCCGACAGCCGCGTCGCCGGTGGCGAACCCGCATTCCTGGTCTTCCAACTGTGATACAATGGTGAGCGTCACAGTCCGGTCACGCTCACTCCAGGTGATGGGTGACATTAGAACGCCGTCGAACAGCAGAAACTGCTCATCGAGCCCTGTAAACGACTGGTACACACGTGCCGGTCGATGGTGTGGGTCATGTTGATCGAGGATAGCCTTTAGTGTGCCGTCCGTGTCATCCAGCACCACCGTCAGTTGTGACGAACTAGCGTTTCCAGCGAGGCTCATGGCGTCGTCGAGATCGCTCACCTGGACGATCTTGCCTTGTATGGATTCAACAGTGCGGTCTGCATACAACGACACTTTCCCATCCACCCAGTCAACCGCGATGATGGTTATCGGCTCGGCGCCAAGTTTCTGTGTGATTGCCGCCACGCCCGCAGCACTGATAGTTCTCATTGCTCGACTCCCTCGAACTCGATCTGAATGACTTGGGACTCTCCGCGCGGCATCGGTGAAATTGCCGGGCGTGCTGCCTCTGGAGTGCTAAACTCAAAGGGATTGCTCAAGAATCGTCCTGTCCAGACCCGCCCGTGATGGTCCTCCACGCGGATCGTCGAGGCAAAATACGCCAGGATGAAGGCTCGTAGTTCAAGACCTTTATTTCGCGTCAACTGGAACGGCCAAATCAGACGTGTCTCACCCTTGCGTTTCACATAGGTATAACGTGTCCCGTCCATTGCTCGTTTGCGTGTCACAACAAGCATACGATTCTCCGAGTCGCTGAACTGCGGATTCGGCAACACAATCGCCGTCTGCAATGAAGGTAGGGGTGCCTGTAACGTGAACATCATAACTCCGTGTCAAGTTCGCCTTCAAACTCCAAGTTGATCGTGTAGCTACCGAATCTGTCTTCGATAGCGGGCGCATCTGGGTTGACGATGACGCCACGCCAGTATCGGTGCTCCCAATCCATCATGCCGATCTCGCACCCGACATGTGCGTTCAAGAAGCCCAATAAGGTGCTCGTCTCCGCTTGCTGCAACGCCGAAAACGTCAGCGCGAGCGTCTGCGTCCGGGGCCATATTGGATCAGCATAGACGATCAGTGTCCCACCACGTGATTCGCGCGAAATGCGGTTGAAACTCAGCCTGTCCTTGTTCCCCAGGCTCGGTGCGCGTAGTGTAATCGAGTCGCTGGCCGGGCCTTCGGACGGGTACACAAACTGAAATGGAACCGTGACCCCATCCAGTGGTCCAGTCAAGGTCGCTGACGGGGTTTCTACACCAATGTCGCCGGAACCAATGAAAGGATGATATTGTACGGCATAGCCCGCGCCCGCGCCCGACACCACATAGCAAAAAGCCATCTTCAAGTCGAGCACTACACTGACCCCAACACTGTGCATACGCGACACGGAAACATCTGCGACTAGCTCCAAGGTGGCCGTAGCCGGCTTACACGCCCCCCCGGCGGAGATTACGCCTAGAGAAAGCTGGTTTACACCGATCCCTGACTTCGTCTTATACGCATCAACTTCCAATGCCAGCGGTGCCGCAGCTTCAGCCGAAATGGCGTCGGCGCGAAGCAGAACCGCACACGATTCAGACTGGAATTGCAAGTAGTGCTGTGTGGCGTAGCTTGCTACTGCCGCAACGGCTGCTGTGACTCGCAAGCCAGCGGGCACGGCTTCGATGGCCTGTGTCGTAGGATTGAAAGCGTATCCCACCGCGTCTAAGGACACGCCTGCCGCCACGTACGTCGGCCTCTGCGCCGTTGTGTCGGCTGTCACGTCTAACGCACTGCCCGCCATTAGCATGTAAATACTTGCTGTGGCGTGCGTCGCAAAAACAATGTCTGTAGACCCGCCATACTGGCGTGGATTAGTGCGCGCGCTCGATGTTAGAGCGAGATGCGATGTTGCGCCTACTCGGGCTTGTCCTTGCTCTGCCGTTGCCTGGAAGTTGAGCAAGCACGTAGCCGTATGGGCATTCGTGGCCTCGCTCGTGGCGCCAAGATTGAGCACTATGGCCGCTGACCGTAAGAATTTTCCGTGGTCTGCTAGGCACTCAAGGCTAATCGCACTGGTTGCCTCGACACGTTGTGTGCCGCTTGCCACCAATGTAGACGATAGCGTAAGCGACGCCGACCCATTTAGGTCGTACACCTGACAAATGTAGGTGCTCGCTTGAAGCGAGAACTCAGCTAACGCGGAAATCGCACGTGGACCAACGTACTCCGTGGTGGCACTAAGGGCTATGGAGGATGTGCCGTGCCGGTTGGCAACATATTGGCCAACAGGCACTACACCGGCATCAAGAGCCGACGTTGCATCACGTGCATACGTGGCGACAAAAACTGCTTCCGCATCAACATCGAGAGAGGCGTAGCCTTCAAGATTCACGTAGCAGTCGATGCCAAGATCAAGTTGGGCACCCAGTGCTCTGGTCCAACTGACAGTCTTGTCTGTTTGGGACTCAAGGGTGAGCCCGTCCGTCGCGTATCGCGGCCAGACGCCAATCTCGGTGGCACCAGAGTCCAGCGACACCGCAGCCAGTGCGTCACATACACGTATCGCTACGCGATCCGCAAAAGCACTCAGCGACGTAATGTCCGCCGTGGCTGATTGCAATGCGCCCGACGTACTGACCTCGACCGTGGCGGAAACAACAATGGTCAAAGGTGCCAGCAGCCAGTTGGCAGTTGACATCAACACCTGGATGCTTTGCCGCGTACCGCGCAAGGCACCGGGGGTGCCCATCTTATAGACACCCCCCGGCGTTAAAAGCTGTACAGTTTGGCGCGTGCAGCGTATGGGCACAATCAGCCTACTTTCATGCCAATTTGTGCTGCGCTGATTCCCGCGACGGTCCAAAGAGCGCTTGTCTCTGGGTCAGACTCAATGACTCGGCACCGCTGTGTATACGCTTGTGTTCCGACGGCTTGTCCCGCGTCTTCGTACACAGTGCTGCCCGACGTTACATGTGTAATCAGCGCGTGCGCATTCGTGTCAGTTTCACGACACGACGTATTGACTTGAATGCCGGCGATCAATCCATTGCCAAACAACCCGCCATACACATACCGATCAAGTTGCCCTGCAACGCCAGTGACATAGTCCGTATCGTCGTTGTCCAGCGATTCGTCCACAAGCGTGGAATGCGTTTCCCCTGTACTCGGTGTCCACTCTAGTGTATCACCGTCACTGGAAGGAAGCACTCCCAATACTCGCTGGTCGCCTAGAAAATCAGCGTTGAGCGCACCCGCGTTATCACAGATGTAAATATCATCAAGATAGGTTCGGTACAGTGTGCCAAAGCGCACAGTGTCATGGAATGTTGCTGCACCGACATGTGTGTCCAAACCCGTCAGTTCAAGTTTCGTCACACCATTGATTTTCAACGTCACGGTTCCTTGAGACGCATGACATTTGACTTTCAATTCCACGTACAGCCACACATCACTGGACATACCGGCTCCGCTCGTCGTCCCGAGCGTGGCTCCGGCTCCGTTGGAGACTCTGAACTCGCTTGCATCATTCATGCAAAGAATGACGCTACCTGCTGCGCCTGACCTAAATTGCAACACGGGGAACCCGACCCCCCATGCGTTCGTGTCCGCCGTCCGTTTGAACCCCAGCCCGACGATCATTGTGTCGGCGGTGGTTGCAAACTGACGTGTGACGAGATATGGATAGTTAGACCCGGCACCGTCCGAGACTACACTGTAGCCGCTAACACGCCCCGGCGCCAGTGTCAACGTCACGCCTGGATACCCCGGATCGTTGTAAACAGTCGCGTACCGACGCGCCAAAAATCCATTTCCAGTGGTGCCGCTATTCAAGTTGACGTTCGTGTCAGTGCCACAGTCCTCGAAACCTTCGATCCAGAGAAGCATCATAGCCTCCAATCAAAGGCCGAACCAGGCCCATTGGTCTGGTTCGGCCGAAGCAAGGGATCACGCAGTGACCGTGTACGTGACTTTCAACTGGTCGCCGTTGGCAACAACCACGTCGCCACTCGTGAACAAGGCAGTGGACCACAAAACACCGCTTGCAGCGTGGTCGTTCTTCGTAGCAGCGGCCACGATCCCCCCTACCTGGAACACACCCTTGATGGTCCCCGCTGAGGTGATGTTGAACACTGCGGGCGACGCATTGGTCGTCGCTTGACCTGACGCAGCCCCCGCCGCCCACACAGGACGAGTTGTCGCGTCGTTGGCGTTATTTCCATCCGTGTACGCGGTCGCTTCATCCCACCCGTTGCCGGCCTGGTTAATGTCCTGGTAGGTGTCGGTAAGCGCCAACGCAGTGTAACCCGTACTGGCAATCAGACCAAGATACCACGCAGTAATCTGCGTACCAGAATAGAAGTTTACATTGAGAACCTGGTTCTTCCCCTGGTTCACAACTGCGTTGGGAAACTGGTACTCATTGATGCGCCGGCCATTCCGCCAGTGTTCGACAATGAACTTGCCCTTCAAGTTCAGTTGGGTCGAATCCAATCGACCGGCCTTGACCACCTCGGCATCCGCGCACGCTTTCACACTCAAAGTCTGATTCATAGTAGTTCCTCAAAAGCTGTAGCGGACTGGTCCGCTGGTTGACGATCAATTCATGCCTCTACGGGTGGCCCGCCGTAGCATTTGCAGCACCTCACGCGACGTGGCCTGCGGCGTCGCGCTTTCGTTAATGTTGATCGACACGTCACCGATATTAGTGACGCCACCCTGGTTGCTGTAGTTGGGCGTTCCTCCCGCATTCATTGCCACCAACTGTGAATAGAACCTCCGCGTGGATGCTGCGTTCATCACAAACTCACCCTTGGATAACATGGCGGGAATCGTGTCCGTTCCAATGCCGCCTGACGCAAACCGCCCGCCGGGCGTAGCCGGTGTGCCCGACATTGCGCCGGTGACGGAATCCAATTGTCCGATTAGTTGGCTGAGATCAGTGGACGCAGCCTGCTGTAAGGACAACGCGAAATTGCCGGCTGCGGCGGCTGAATCCTGGGCCGATTTCTTCACAGCCTCTTCCGCATCCTGCCGACGTTGCAGGCCCTCCAACAGTTGTTGGATGTCCTTGCCTTCTGACTGTTCCTTCACGGAAGGTGCGACAGGGTTGTATTGGGACATAGTCTGGAGCGCGGTAAACATCGTCTTTAATGCTATTGATGCTTCCGCAGCAGTCGTCTTGCTCGGGAAAACTTGGCTCCAGTCCACGCGACCGATCAAGTTGTTCAATTGCTCCACATTCTCGCGTGTAACGTTGGTCTGTTGTGACAGACGTTCCATGCGATTCAGCACGTCCGTCGCGTTGCCGTACTCATCTCCACTTGCTGCATTCGTTCCCTGTAGCAACGGCTTGAATGCTGCCAATCCCTGGGCATACTCTGTTCGTCCAATCTCCCTGCTCTTAACCGCTGAGCCAAACTGGACGGATTTGGCCAGCGTCGCCGAGAACTTCGCGGCCGCGTCGGTCAAAACCTTATCAACCCCAACCTGAAGCACCGACTCCCCAGTGAGTTTCTCCAACTTCGCAATCGCGGGAACTTCAACTCGCAATTTTGCGAGCGAGGCCCGCAACTGTCCGTGCAGGTTCGCCAACGACTCCGGTGCAATTTCAATGTTCTTCAAGTTTGAACTGGCCAGAGCGCGCTCAGCTTCACGCTTCAGGCTCTCAAATGCACGCGGATCGCCGAGGAAGTTCTTTGCAAAGTCTTCCTTTCCATACTTCTGGATCAGGTCAAGGAACGTTGCGGTGTCACGTTCGGCGGCCGCCAAATCCTGTTTGTATTGGCGCGGGTCTTTGAATCCGACACCGCCCTGTGCATCCTTGGCCGTGGACTTCAGTTCGTCCTGAATCCGAAGACGCAGTTTCTCCAACTCATTGTTATGCGACTCGGCTAGATGCGCACGCGCCTCAGCTTCCTGTGCGACCTTCTCTTGCGTCTTCTGGTACTGCTCCAATGAATCAATCTTGCGGCGGTCAAGGTCGTTGTCCAACTGAGCGATCTGGTGCAAATTGTTATTTCCACCAATAAGACGCAATTGGTTCTGCACCAATTCCTTGTACGCTTGCACACGCTCCCACGCGGCGTCGGCGAGTTTCTGTTCACGATCATCCTTGGCATTGCCTTGCAGTTCCTGGTATTCATCAACAACACCGCGCAAACGTCGCTCGTACTCGCCCAGCGGGTCAGGTCCGGTTGACACGTCCCGCTTGAACTTACGGTCGTCAATTTGCTGTAGCAGTTTGGCCGTTGTGTCCGGCACGTTGCTTGCATTCTTCGACGAGGTTTCAGCGGCGGCGAACAATTCCTGTGTCAGTTTTTGCCGACTCGAGAATACCTTGTCAAAAGACACCTGCGCGCTTTTCTCAATGTCGTGTGCGCGGGCTTTGAAGTTGTCCGCATCCTGCATGTAGGCGACGCTGGCCTTAGCGACGAATTGGCGAAGAGTCTGGAACTGCTGCGTCGCTTGATTCTCAGCCAGACGAACAGCCGCATCCGCCTTCGTCTTCTGAACGTCGAGTTCACGGGTCGCCCGGTCTTGAATAGCCTGCTGAGGTGCCTGCAACTTATCCGCGTACCAATTGCCTAGCGACGAGCCCGCGATCTTCGCGCCTTCAATAGCCGCGAGTAAGCCTAGAACGCCCTTAATAGTGCCGAAGTACCGTGTCATGGACGCCGCATTGCCTTGCACGCTCAGGTCAAGCAGGGTGAACCCTCGGCTCGCACCCAGCGACGCCAATTCCACGCCTTTGAGGCAGGTGATGAACGCGCCACCGATGGCGATGTCCCGCACCAAATCCGTCGTCAATACGCGGAGCGCACCCAGTATTCCGCTTCCGCCACCAAGCGCCTGTACAACTGAGTTCAACTGCGCAACAAGTTTCGGTCCGAACTCTGCCGTGAAAAAGTTGGACAGCTTATTCAACTCTTTGTTCAGTTTCTCAGCGTCCGTCTGAATGAACTGCTCGAACGGCTTGTCGAGGGAGGACCGATCCAGTTTGCTCTGGACAGCCATCGCCTCTTTGAATCGCTGGGCACCCTCGCCGGCCAAGCGGAAGTCGCCAGCCATTGCACGCACATTGGGAAACATCTTAGCGGCCGCCGATTTGTTGCCATCAATGGACTTCCACAAAGCCTCAAGTGTGCCTTGGAATCCGTAGGTGGCAACAGCGGATGTGCCTGACTCGACACCGATGTCCCGGAAGGCTTTCTTCAATTCCTCCGAGGGCTTCAACAAGGACGACATGATGCCGCGCATCTGCGTCGCGGCCTCATTCGACTTGACACCGCCGATGGTGATCGACACTAAAGAGGCGTTCAACTCTTCAACGCTGACGCCCAATTCATGGGCGATGCCCTGCACCCTACCTAGTGCTGTGCCAAGTTCGCCAGCCCGCAAACGGCCCAACTTGATTGTCTCGAAGAACTCAGCCGATCGCAGGGCAGCCTTGTCGGACGACTCGCCGTATGCGTTCAACGCACCGGTCAACAACGTCGTGCTGGCCGCGAGGTCTTGTGCCCCGGTCTTCGCCAATTTATTGGCCGCTGTCAGAATGTTGGTAACGTCGGTCTGAGTGGTGAATTGGTCAGAGATGGTCTGATACTGCGCCTCAGCCACCCGGCCCAGCGGCTGGTTGAACGCATCAGACATCTGCCGAACATTGTCGGTGATCTGACTGAATGTTCGTTCGGGGTTGATGGCGGCAATTTCGCCAACCTGCTTCGAGAATGCCTGGAAAGACGTGTACGCTTCCTCGATCGCATTGCGGACCATATTGAATCCGCGAATCAAGGCTTGCGTTTCTGCAATTCGCGCGAACGTCTGCCAACTCAGCGTAACTGCTTGGACCGACTTCGCGCCTGTCGTACCGAGGCGCGCCAACGCTTCCTCAGTGGCTCGTGTTGCACCACCAACCTTTTGGCACCCAGCGATCCAATCATCCATTTGCTTGGCTGCTGCGGCACCCTGCAGACCTGTAGTCTGCCCGCCACGATTGACTCTGCCTAGCAGAATGTCATCGGACGGTGTGCGGATTCCTGCCATTGCAGACGCAGCGGCACCCGCTTGAGTAGCCAGCCGCTGCATAATGGAGAGCGTGGCGTCCGCCTTCGCGTTGAAAGCGTGCAACTGCAACACATTCGTTTCCAGCCGCTGCCCAAATGTGCCGAACTTCCGACCGAGGTTATCCAACGCGGCTAGCGCGTCTTTGACCTCGAAGCCCAGTTCCTGTTTGATCTCGTACATTAGATTACCAATGTCTTCGTGTCGAACGTCACTGCCGGCCACTCGAACTCGTTGACAACTGCGTCGAAGGCTGCCTTGCCTCTACGCTGGAACCCGTACGGGCCCGGATTCGTCAGATGCAATCCCCATTGGTTCGCGTTATAAAACTCGTTGACGTTGATTTGCATTAGCGTCGTGTGATAGACAACCCCGTACTCAGTTGGGCCTGCTGTCCACTCAGCCGTGCTTTCATCCAGCCCGAGTTGCACCGTATTCACGGGCGCGACTGGGAAGATTTCCAACGCCATTTCCGCGCGGCTCGCCAATGGGCTGAACGTAGCTTTCGACGCACCGCCCCAAACCGGAATTGCGTCCGCCGTCGTATAGATGTAGGCCCTTGTTGCCTCGATCAAGAGGTGTGTCAATTCCTCGTGAAGTTTCTTTCGGTACGAATCCGCGATCTTGGGTACTTGGAAGTGGCCGATAAGTTTCATCTCGCGCTCCCTGGACTTCCTTGTCCCTGCCAATGAACCAGTGTCCTCACTAGCATCAAAGAATCCGATTCACACCCGCTACAACTTCGTCATGCTCCGTCACTTGTTGGAACGCAATAATCAACGACTGCGTCGCAACGTCACACTCGTCGAAACTCGCAGGGACGCCCGGTGGCCTCATGCCAACTCGTAGGCACGCTTTCCAAATCGTAAACAAACCTGTCCTAAAGTCCGGCCACGCTATCGTGCCGACTGTCCCAGCGTCCCAAGAAAAAAAGACTCGCGGGCAGCCTTGATCTTTTCTTCGTCCAAGGAATTGACCGCCCATACCAAGCCCAACACGTGATTCCGTTCGACCGTCAAGAGACCAGCGGTCTTCAAATCCTCTTCCCAGTTTGTCCAGGTCGATGGATCATTCGGATTGACGGTATCCCACTCGATGTCCTGCAACGAGTGGATCACCAAGTACGCCAGCCGCTGCCGATTGTGCTGCGTCACGAGGTCGCGGTAGCCAACGTCGGTCGTGTCGGGAACGAAGCCAGTCGGCGTCAGTTTCCCCGGAGCCTTCGGCGGCGGACAAAGCGCGCCGAAGGCGTCCATATCCTCTACAGCCTTCGCACGGATGACCAACTGCTTGTCGCCGCGAGGCAACACCAGATAGTCCTCGGTTGGCAACGTTTTTGGGTTGATTCCACCTATTTTCACTTCTATCCCCCTTGCTGTTTGTTGGATTAACTACGAGTAATGGTCGGGACGGTAGCGTTACACCTGCCGCTCAAGACGATGTTTGCATTCTCAAGGGTGAACGCTGATTTCTCACACCGGAAGTCCGGGAAGAAATATGTTTCTATGCGGCCAGCGGTCGCGCCGTATGCAGGCGTAAAGACAATCGTGACATTCACTGCATACGGCTCCCAGAGTTCGCCGGTGGACACCCAGCCTGCCGCAGCCCCGGTTTTGCTTACAGCTTCAACCGGACTAATGGCCTCGCCAGACGATGATCGCACGTATTCCCAACTGGCGTTAATTTCAAGGTCCATTGGAACGTCGTCGCCTTCATGGACCGTGTCGATAACGCCACGGTTCAGGTCGTATTGCATCTGGCGCGTCGTATTCCACTTGGCAGTGCCGTCACCAAGTTTCACTGTCACTGTCGCGCCGACCGAACTGATGGTCAGCACACAGTCACGCAATCGAATTCGTTGTCCCACCGTCCGCCCCTTTCATCAACCGCGAGTGATGGTCGGTTCAGTCACGAGGCACTTGCCGCTCGTCGCAATGCTTGCGTTCTTGATGTCGAACGACTCTTTCTCGTACCGGTACTCCGGGAACAGATACGTTTCCTTCTCGGCTGTGCCGCACTCCGGTTCGTGGACAATCTTCACGTCGATGGCGTACATCGCACACGCGCTACCCGTGGAGACCCACTCGGCAGCACCGCCCACTTGGTCCATCGCGTCAGTCGGCGTCACGCTCTCATCGGTCCCTGTGCGCACGTGCTCCCACGTGGCGTTAAGATCGAAGTCGAGCGGGATGTCCTTGCCCTGCCGGACAGTGTCGAGACGGTCTCGATCCAGGTCGTACTTTATCTCACGGCTCTTGGACCACTTGGCCTCACCGTCGCCGAGTTTCACTTCCAACTCCTGCGGCTGGAACGTGAGAACTGCGCCACTGGCGTACGTACCCGCGCCCAGTGCGGGCGAAAACACAATCTGCGTCGTCGGGCCTGTGCTTGCCGGCGTGCGTGCCGTCACCACATGGACTGTATCCGCGTCGGTCTCCCCGGCCACCGTGAAGCGCGCGCCAACTGGAACCAAGGCCGGGACCGCCGCATTCAGAACCACGGAGGCAACGTCCATCACGGTATCGGTCACAACTGGAACCGCGCCTGCACCGCCCAACACCGTTTCCGTGACTGTGACCGTCTTAGTCTCACCCGTCAGGTTGGCTCCGTCGCCAGTCAGATCGGCGATATGCGCGGCGGCCAACGCGCCAACGAACTCGACAACCCATGCCTGGGCCGGGCCGATGACGGACACATTGTCCTCGCCGATCGTGCTCAAGCCTTCCAACGCGGACTTCACCTGGGCGGCGGTCGCGTTGTGGGGAATGGCGCTGGTCTCCTGCCCGGAGTACGTCAAGGTGAACGTTCCAGCAGACACACCGGCGTCGAGCGTAACGCTCTGTTTCTCATTCGTCTTCTTGGCACAGGCACCGGCTCCCGCCAGCCCATCCAAAAAATATAACGTACACGTTTGTTGCTGACGCTATTGCGCCGGATAGGTCATTTCTGCCTATCTCTGCATGTCGCCATGCAGTCCAGACTATATCTTCATCCCCATTCATTGAGGAGCATCGCGTGTAGTCGTTGAGGCTCCCTTTCGGTTGCCTGCTGATTGGCCGCACCACGCAGATTGTCACGTTTTCACGTACTGGTGGATACTCGGTGTTTCCAGCATATAGCGATGTTGTTTCAAAACACGTTACCGTGTTAAGGAGACTGCTTGTTAATCTCGTAGTTGAATTCTGGCCACGTTTGAAACCTCCGATAGACTTGTAGTTTTACCTACTGATTCGTACCCTTCCGGCCACTTACTGGCCACTTACTGGCCACTTACCGGCTCTATTCCACTTTTGGAACTGCGATCTTAATGTGCTGTAATTCACTCCCAGACCCCTAGCCGCGTCCTTCAAGCATCCGTACTCCACACCATTCACCTGAACCCCCTCTTTGCACGCACACTCCTCGCGCCACGGTGTGAATCGCGCATCCTCGCGCGGGTCTCAAGCGTGGGCTGATGTCCCCGGCGGGATAACCCAAGTTGGCGACCACGTTCTGTATAGTCACACGGGGCGTACGTCTTTGTCCCGTTATGAATTACACGCCGAACCGTTGCATAACACACTCCAAGAGACTGCATTGCCTCCTTCATCGAAACGTACTGGACACCATTGAACTCGCGTAACTGAAAACGCCGGTGTGGCTGTGCCATGTTGGCGCGTGACTTAGACGCGAGTTTCTTCCGTACTTCGTCCGAGGGGTGAAACTGGCCCTCCCCACCGCCCGTAAGGTTGTAGCCGGCCCGTCCTTGTGTCTGTAATTCCGCAATCTTTACTCGTTCGAGGCCCAGCATCTCGCTGTCCGTACCACTCGCCATGACCTCAAATGTAAAGTTCTCGACTCCGTGTTTCTTGACGGCCCGCCACACCAATACGGAGCCTCTACCCCTGCAATGTTCCGCCCACCGGCTATCCGGGCGCGCCGTCACGCCGTCCCGCCGACGTACATCTTTCCATTGATCTGATTTGTGATGCAGTACAATACCATTGTGCTATTCCTGCCACGACATCGTGTAGCTGGCTGAAATCTCTTGCTGGTCCAACTTGACTGCTGGATCAACCTGTCCGAAGTTCCGAATAGCGACCGGGCGCTTCGGACGTGTTTCCAAACATCCAAGTTGGATTGGTTCACTGTCACGTCCCGCTACGTAGTCGCCCGTCTCTGACCCGTAGTTGAACACAGGGATGGGTTCCGACATCGTCTCCGCGAACCGACCCGCGTATGTGATACTTGCGTAGGCGTTCTGCTCGCACGCCGGGTGCGTCATCAAGAGAACGTTCACGGCAACCAACGCGGTGTAGTACCCTTTGCTGGTCTCGGTAATGTACGGCCCAGTGATCCGTATCTCGACTCGCTGGGGGGCTGCTTCAAACTCCTTAGTCCGTTCTTGCACCAACTCAACGCGCGCCACCAACGACAAATCATCGGCGGTCTCGGTCAACGTCTTTCCGATCGACGCCATGATCCAACGCGGCATAGAAGCATTCATGGGGTGCCCTCCGAGTGAAAATGCACTCGTGCGTGCGCGTCCAGACTTTGCGTGGGTAGATCACCAGGCATTTCCTTGCCCGTTATGACCCAACCATCGCCGCACTCAAACCCCTCAATCGTGGCCATTTGGTATTTCTTCCGGTCATAGACAATCCAATCGTCCACAGTAGGAACCAGACCCTTCGCATCCTTGCGGCTGATGACAAACTCACGGGTTCCGAAATCCGCAAGGTTCAAAAAATCAGTGTTCGCTGCACGTACCGTGATCTTGCTGCGGGACATTCGCGCCGGCATGATTACGGCACGCGGAATGTGAAACCGCGTTGACGTAACCGTCTTTGCTCCAGTCGTCAGATCAACTGTTGATGTCCCAAGGTGGTACACATCGACAACGCCTCCGTAGTCGCGCTTCAAACAATACAGGACGAGTGGCGAAAGATTGGTCATTGTCCTTGTCGATTCTCAGCGGCGTCTTGCAACAAACGATCCAACACGCACCGCTCCTCACGACTTTGCGTGAAGAGGCACTTGTCCATTACACGTTCCAGACGTGACATGGCTTCGGTGTTCGCAGCCACCACAGTTGCATACTCCTGTACCAGTGGCAGTATGATGTTCTTGTGGTCATCTTCCAGTTTCGTAACACGCCCTTGGAGAAGAGTCTCGCGCTTCCAGTCCCGCCACAGAAAGAAGGCGATGACAAGGAAGACGGGTCCGAGGATCGGGCCCGTTTGGCGCAGCATGGTGTAAAGGTCCGACAGGCCCATCGGCGGAGTCCTTTCAAGAAAGGGCCACCCGCCCGGCCGCGCCGGGCGGGTGGTATTCCAATTTCCTATCAGCCAAGAAGCGGAACACAGAGAGCCGAGTCGAGCACCGCCACGCCGTATAGCATGTCGATGGCGACAGTGCGCCCGACGTTGATTACGTCCTGGATGGCAACACGGACAGAGAGTCCGGTGAGCGGGTCGGAAACCACCGCGCAGGCCATTCCCGCGCCAGCGACCGACGCCAATGGGCGCACAACCAAAGCTAATGCGTTGCGATGGAACGCCGGATTGATCGAGCCGTATGGGCCGGGACACGCCACAGTCGAATCCTGGGTGATCGTCCGCTCCAAGGGCCTGTCCAACACTACCTCGCACGTCGAGCCTGAGTCAGTGGACTCAATGACGGTGTAGGTGTGCCGATTCGCGCCTGTGGAGGCGTCGCAGAAGGCCAGCAACTGTCCGACCTGGGGAGCCTTCCCAGTGGTGTAAGATTTCAGAACTATGCCCTCGCCCCACCCCGAGACTGCCGTAGTGCTGACCGAACAACTCTTGTACCGAGTCACCTTCGCGCCGGAGCCCGTTCCGTACTTCAGCGGCTCGCTGAGAGTCACCACATTGGTGTCCTTCGCTGTGACGTAGGTGGGCTGATCGTTGCCCACAACGACGCAATACTCACCAACCACAGTCGCTTCGATGCCAGTCACCGCCAGCGCATCAGCCTTCTCAGCGGCATACGCAGCGCCGGTCGTGAACGTTGCAGTGATGTCCCCGCCAACCAGGACGCTATTGACGTTCTGTGACAGGAACGTCTCGAAGTTCAGGATCGTGCCCAACTTCGCCGTGGTGATCGGCGAGGAGCCGTCACCACGCTCCATTGACTTCACGAACTTGTCGCAAAGCAACATCTGCGCCTTGGCGCTGGCGGACAGCAACAACGAGCGGCCGTCGTCGGGTGCCTTGTTCGTGTTCAGAATCTGGTCGAGTTCCACGACCGACTCATACGCATTGGCCGCCGTCAGACCAGACAAGTGTCCAGCACGTGTGGCATTGGTGGTGCCGAAGGACGCAGCCATGCGGCCGAGCACACTGCGATCCACGGTACGGGCTATCGACACCACGCGAGGCCGCAAGTAGACATTCACGAGGTCCGCGAACGCTTTGGACATCTCGCCCGGCTTGATCGTAAAACTCTGGTTCGCCCAACGATTCAGGATGACGGGGACATCGGTCGAACTCGTGGACTGGATCAGACCGGACGCGACAGTGTCGTCCGAACGCATCTTGATCTTGGACTCAGCCGGCCGACGGGTGTGGACCTGATCGCCGTAATCGGCAAGGTCGGTCTCAAAATCGCGGTGAACCTTGTTGGCCACCAACATGTTCTCGTTCAGGATCGCCAGGGACTCCAACGCCCACTTCTCGGGGATGTAGCAATCGTTGTCGTAACAAGCCCACTGGACGGGAGCGAGGTATTTCTGCATCTTCATGTTCGCACTCACTTCTGAAAAGGTTTACTTGGCCGCCTCACCAAACAAGACGTGCCGCACGGACTCAACGACCGTAGACTACTTGTGGACTCTTCTTGCGAAGTTCCATGTATGCGGCCGGATTCTTGGCCATCGCAACATAGTCGATCAGCCCGGTATCGCCCGCTGGTTGCCCAGCGGTATTGGAGTCTCCTCCGACCCCGGAAACGACTGAGGACTTGAAGAGGTTCCCGTGTTGGGGAAGTTCACGCATACGTTTCATCGCGGCAGTCGGTGCCATCTGCGAAACGACAGGCTTCCCATCGACCACATCCTCAAAATCCACCACCACTTGGAATTCTCCGGTGTCCCCAAGCGGCACCAACTTCGCGTCACCGCGTAGCAATTTCACTAGCTGCGACGGGTCACAAGCATCATTCTTCGCCGCCGCATCCGTCAACTCACGTTTGATCGTTGACTCTTGGAATCGTCCCTTCCAATCGGCGACCTGTTGTTCGGCGGCATTCACTTTGGCCGACAACACCTCTTGAGTCTTCTTCAACTCGCGTGCTGCAAACTCCTTCTCGCTGAGCAACTGCTTCTGGACACATGCCAGCGCCTCGTTCAACTGGTCGCGTTCCTGCTCGGTCAGACTTTTGCTGGCCAATAAGGCGTTGTACTGTGACTCTTGCTGTTGCAGCAGGGTCTTTTGAGCCGCCTTGTGTGCTGCCTCATTCTTCAGGCGATCTTTGGCCATGAACGCATTCACCTGCTCCTGCGTGAAACCGGCGGGTTTTGCAATCGGATCAGCGGCCGGCGGATCAGCGGCCGGCAGATCAGTGGCCGGCAGATCAGCTACTACCACTGGTTCTCCGTCATAGCACGCCAACTTCGCCGCCGAAAGGTAGTTACTCAGGTTGCGCCGCATTAGACAATTCCTTCAAACTCCCGGATTGGTTTCGGTTCTTTTGTGCCCGGTAGCACCAAAGGCCGCCCAGTCAGAAAACTGGTATTGTTGCAGTTTAGTAGCGGCTGCACCCGCTTCGCTTACACACGAGTGATTCGTAATTCTGTCGCGGGCCGCAAATAGGGTGACAGCAAGTTCCACGCGCTGACGGATGGAATTCCGTTGACGATGTGCGCCAGCGGCGTCATGTCTCGGTTGTACACTGTACCTACGGACGAGTAACGGTGGCTCGTCACCGAGAGGTTCTCCAACTCCAATTCTGGATCACGCCCATCAAGCAATGCGTAGGCGATAAGGTAGGCGGCCTGCTCAATGTCCGTAGGTACTGTAGTGTCGCCGTCGCGTGGGAACTCCAAGGCTTGGGCCCGATTCGCCGCACGCACGTCGGCACCCGGATCGTTGTTGCTGCGGTCAGACTCGTCGGTCACTTGCGCGCCGTGGGTATCCACTGCATAGACGGATGCTTTGGTGCCTTTGAAACTCAGTCGGTCTATCGCGCGCGTCGCGTCTTTTAGCGCCTTGACTTTCGTCGCGTTATCCGCATCGGCCCAAACTGATGCGTGCAATCGCTCGTCAAAGAACTGGTCTGCCTTTTCCACGCTGCCGTAATAGGTCATCATCATGTTCCTCAGACCGCGATCCATGCAAAATCACAGCCGGTCGAGGCGGTCGTCACATCAGTTGCAACTACCATCCCATCAGGATCACCTTTGCTCGTCTCCGTCACAATAACGGTCGCCGTGTTGCCCGGCGTTGTCTCAACGACACCGACAGTGAGCGTGTTGCCCGGCGTTGTCTCAACGACACCGACAGTGAGCGTGTTGCC